AATCTTCTATATTATCTTTTGATTTTGAAAAGTATAATTTAATAGGAATAAATTTATTTAAATCTAATTCCGATATAGATATGTCTAAAAAATACTCATCAGGCATTATCATATTATATACTTTTGCAATCGTTCTATCAAAATGTATATTATTTAAAATCTTTTCAAATAAATTAAAATAAAAATCAGTTTTTTCAAATCTTATAAATCCACTATAAGCCGAATATAGTTTTTTTAGTCCAAAATCGGTTGTTACTTTATCTGCATTTTCTATAAAAGAAAAATCGTTATAAATCCATTCATTTTTCCATTCGGCACATATAGATAAAAATTGTTCATTAAATAAAGGGATAATATCTTTAAATATAATTGTATCTGCATCAAAAAATATAGTATTATCAAACGGACTATATTTAATCAATTCGTATTTAAAAGTATATGGATTTTGAATATCAGTTTTGTATATGGGATATTTAACTAATTTATCCAAATTATATTTTTTAAACCATTCTTCATTATCATAAACTAATGCAAAATCAACATTTGTATATAGTAATATAGATTTAAATAATACTTCCGACCAATGATAATAAATTTCTTTATTTAATGATATTGTGATTATCCCATTCATATTGTATTTCTATTTGAATACTTTTTTATATTGATTTCGGAATAGGTAAATCCAACCAATGTATATCGTTCACCTTTAGTAACTGGTTTAACATGGTGTCCCAGTTCACCTGTGAAATATACTATCATATTTTTAACAGGTTTAATAGATATATTATCAAATACCAATTCACCACCTTCAAAATCATCATTTAAAAATAATACAAATGAATATGGTGCAATATGTGTATGGTGTTTTTCTAATACTTTTAAATTTTCATCAATCAATTGTATATTCAATCTTCTACCGAAATCTGCTTGATTTATTTTAAATCTTTTGAATAAACCAAAATCATCAATATTATTTATAATAGATAAACTTTTACACCAGTAATTATCACCCTCTATATCAAATAATTTTACTAAATTTTGATTTGATTTAAAATAATCAATCATTTGATTAGATTCGATGTCTAAAGAAAAATTATGTTGAATTTGAATCATTTTACAAAATATTTATCAATATGTAATTCATCCGTTTCTAAACATTCAATCATCCATTTTGCCAATGTTTTATGTCCTTCTTCTCCATAATGTGCATCGTTTATTTTACCGGAAGTTTCTTCTCTAATTGGTAATGGCATAAAATTTTCATCCGGATACTTTGGCCAACTCCAAAATAATATTTTATTATTAGGTAAGGACTTCTTAATCATTTTTATCCAACTTCTAACTTCGTCTATGAAAAGGTCATTATCTCTATTTACTAACATTTCTTCAAATGTAGATTTACTTATATAACCATACATATTTTGTGGATTCTCTAAGTTGGGTAATAAGTATATCCATTTATCTCTATGCCAAATATCATATTTTGGATTTGCAATTCTAAATCTCATATGTTGAGTCCAACCGATTATCACCATATCATTCTCATCAATTGAATCAATGTTATCACATATAGTTTGAAGTATCGTATAATTATCACATCCACCTACCGATTTGTTATCAATAGATAAATTGTATTTTTCTGAAATAATATTGAAAAATTGTTTAGGTTTGTATCCTTTATAGGTTAGATAGTCGTATGTCCAATCCCATTTTGTATTCCACCTTGCAGAAAACGAATCACCGAAAACCCATAACTTATTCATAATAATAATTTATATCAATTTAATTAGTTTCTTAGGTGCTAAGACTTCTACATTATCTTCGATTATTATTATATCTTCTTTTACAATTGGCTCTTCGGTTGTTGTGGTATTAACCTTTTCTAATTCGTCTTTCAATTCTGCATACAATCCTCTATTGTAGATTGAATATGGTATACCTATTTTTTTGAATAATTGTTCTGCCCTATCTAATCTATCTAATCTATCCATCGGTGTATTCCACTTTGTTGTAAAGTTGATACCATTATGATATTCTAAATATTGTTTCTCAACATCTCTCCATTTAACTAATAAGGTTTGGTGTAATAAGAATGCAGAACATGTTACAATCTCTGCCATACAATCTCTAAACTCTTCAACGAATTCTAATGTTTTTTGGAAATCTTCTTCGGACTCATTTAAATATCCAATAATAATTTGCATACCAAATAGTAATGGAAAATCATATTTAGTTCCTTTGTTTTCCTCATTAACTTGTCTTACATTTCTAAATATTTCTCTAACACCCTCCATATCCGTATACTTCTTCATATGTTTCAATACAGGTTCGGACGCAGATTCAAATCCAGTAATGAATTTAGTTAAACCAGCTCTTCTATATAATCTAATAGTTTCGATATCTCTCATTTGACTCTGTAATCTAACATTACCACCAATACTGATATCCAAACCTCTTTCAATAATCTTTTCACATAATTCTTTTAACCACTTTGGATTACCATTGATAATTGAGTCATGACAAAAGAAATATCGTTTACCTTTTGCAACCCATCCTTCCAATTCTTCTAAAACATTTTCGACAGTTCTATAACGATATTCAGGTATATAATCAGGCACAGAACAAAAAGAACATCTATAAGGACAACCTCTACTCATTGTAATAGGTTTGGTATCCTGATAAACTGATTTATAATAATAGTTATCTTCTAAAGAACTATAATCTGGGATAGGTAATGCATCCATTGGAATATTTGCTCTCATTTTATTATGAATGAAAACACCATTACAATTCCAAATCAATCCTGCAATAGACATCAAAGACTCTTCACTCCAATCGGACTTCAATATTTCTACAAATGTTTGTTCACCATCACCTCTACTAATTGCATCGATAAAGGTATATTCATTTGTTCTATAATTTGCATTCGGTAATCTACCAAAGTCTAATACTTCAACCCCATTACCACCTATCAATATTTTAACTTCCGGATATTTTTCTTTTATTAATTTTGCAATTGCAAGTGTTGCATCTATATTACCATCTATAATACTAAATCCTAAAAACTTTGGTTTAGCTTTCTCTATATATCTACCAACGAAACCATAAGCAATGTCAAATATTTCTTGATGTTCGTATAATAAATGAAACTGACTTTGTTTAGAGTATGTGTTAAATAGATTGAAAAAATCACCCTGTTTGTCTGGTGGGTTTAAAAAGAAATAGTCAATAACTGGATCTACAATTGCAACTCTTAATTCTGGTTCGTATTTGTCAATCCACGACTTTAAACCAACAATGCCCGAATAGTAACCCGACTCATTGATATTTGGAACTTGCATTAATAAACAATCCTGTTCTTCAATATCTTCGAATTGAAATTTGTGTTTTATTTCCATACCCTTACCTTTCTCTGCGAATACGGTTTGGCGCATGTATTGTAATAAATCGACTTTTACATCAAACACTTCAACACCACTTTTCATTTGGTCATCTATCCTATTCTCAACTTTTTGAATTTGACTCTCAATATCAGGATTAATGATTTCGTCAATTTGCATGAATATAAATTTTTTATCTATTAATATACAAATAATTATTGATATTACCAAAAAATAAAAAATGGGGAAGGGGGTTGGGGGAAAGTCGAAAAGTCGTTTTTTTAGAAATTTTTTGTATCTCCTATTGATAGTCAGCAAATTTCAGTCTTATATTAGAATACTTCTATTTCTTATTTATAGACCTTTTAAGACGATTTAAATACCAAAAAGGAAAATATACCACCCAATATAGAGAAACGACAATAGAGAACAGGAAAATGATAGGAAACAACAATATAACTTTAAAGATGTTAATTAGTTTCATATAATAACTTATTTTATAATTGAACTATAGCATCTTTTCTATCTTCAACTATATATCCCAATAATCTTATTCCATCGGTGTCGTATACCTTATATATTTGTTTTCCATTGACAACTTTCCATTTTGCACCAAGGAATTGTTTACCACTATAATATTTTGAAGTTTTTCCAGGTGCACCGGTAGTTGGGTCGTTTTGAGAAACACCTACAAAAGAGCCTTTTCTACCAGCAACGGCATATACGGCAATATCCGATGTTGCTATTTTAGGTAATTGAACATTTTCGTTCTCAGGAGCTTTTGGAACTATATTAAGTATCGGTTGTGAATTCTTATATACGATTTGAATATCTCCTTCCTCTAATTTATCTTCTGCGGTTGCCATCTTAGTTATCTTATAGGTAGTTAGTTCGGTAGGTAGTTTTCCTTCCCAAAATACTTCCTTTATAAGACTAAAGTCTCGTTGAAGATTGATTTGTTTTTCTTTAACGGTATTTAGGTAGTCTTCCAACTTACCATAACTAAATATGTTATTCTCTAAGTCTTGGTTATTCAATGCATTAAATGGTCTAATATCGTATGCATCTGCAGGGCCTAATTGTAGTTCTGCAAGATTGTATGTATCTTTCGGTCTATTATAGTTAGGATTGAGAGTATAATTGATTTGGTCTACTAAGTTTTGAGAAAGTCCTGTATTAGGTATAGGGTTCGACTCATATATGTACTCTACTGATGCAACACCTGCATTTCTATTCAGTATATCTCTTTCATTTGCTGAAGTAGAGAGAGAATCCAAATTAACCTTTATAGTACGGATAGTCTTACCTACTGGTTTACCCATTACTTCACCATTCTGTACTATATCGTAGTGGGGATTGTCGTACTCCTTTATATAATCTAATGTATTTTGAGAAATTAATTTATACTCACCTACCTCTACTATAATACCATCTACGGTTAATAGTGGTAATAGTTCCGATGGTTCAACTCCTTTAGGTAGATATATAGGTTTAATGTTAGGAGATGCAGATATCTTCCATTGTGCACCCTCTTTAGTGTATCTATCCGGATTTTGTGTTACTAATTTCTTATTCATTATAATCTTCAATACTTTTATTTACCAACTCTTTCCATGCCCTTCTATATAGAGTTATCTCTTTCAATCTTTTATCTCTCTTTAAATTCATACGATATAATACCCTTTGTAACTTTTGGTATTCACCTAAATCGATTGCCTTACAAATGATATGATTAATCGTTAATTCTTCTTCGTATTCTTTATACTCTCTATTGTTGTCGAACTCTCCTCTTGCTTCCTCTAATGGTTGTACCTTAAAGATATTTGCAATTCCAACGGATGTTCCATATTCTTCCGCAACTCTTACAAAGATATCTTCCTTTAACATTTTATTTATTTATTTCGATTGCTGCTAATTGTTTCTTTGCAGATGATAGAGATGAATGTGTACCCAATCTCTTTCCTCCTTTCTTTGGATATACAACATATTTGTTTCCTACTTTTTTAATCGTTTCTTTCATTGCACTCCTCTTAATAGGGAAAGGAACAACTATTTTCTTTTTCATTGCCAATCCTACATTACTTCTATCCGTTACTGAACCAATAGGGTTATAGACTGAATTTGCACATCTACTTACAAAGTCATTGTCTGATTCATTAGGTAATCTCTCACAATGTCCTTCGAATACTTTTGTTAATAATTCTTTTAGTTTCATACACCTATAAATATCACTTAGGTAAATAATATTCTCTTAATAGTCAGATGTGAGTGTCAACTCATATATCAAAAAACGCGCTATAGGTGAAAAAATTGACCCCGGTATTCACACGGCTCCGACCCGGTTTTACGCAGCAGCCTTTTTCTTAGCTACACGAAACCGCACGCAGCTCATCCCAGTTCCGAAATAAAAAATCTATTCCCGAATGCGCACAAAGAAACCGATAGCTCTTTTACCTGCTATCGGCTCATCCCTTTTTATTGGGAGCTTCTTTGTAACCATTAAATAAATAAAAATATGAAACCCAGAAAAAATAATCTCTTTTAGTATAGTCTACTTACCCACTTAGGATAATTACTATATTGTTGCATCAACTCATTTGCTTTATAATCTTTCACTTCTACTCTTGTACCTATTCTCATTTCTTTGCACCATTGTTGAAACTTCTCGTCACTTAGTATTTTATTTCTTTCTTCTTCTATTGTTGTATACTTGTCTATGTCTATATGTTGTATTGCTTGTATTGTTGTATTCATATACTTAACTAAATTTATTTTTATTAAGATAGTCCGATTTAAGCTTGTGCTTTTGGTGGGTTACTTTCGAATAACTCCTTTAGGTATTCTTCCTCATTCTCTGCATCTTCTGCAGTCATGTCTCTATACCTTTCCAACAACTTAATCGCTGTCCTTATCTCGGTCAACTCTTCGTTACACTTCCATTTCGGTTTGCCATCCTTCAGTCCTTTAATCTTCTTTATCAATACTAACTCATCCTTCTTTAACTTATCTATTGCGTAGTCCATTCTTGTTTACTTTATGTTTAATTGTTTGCCACACTATGGGTGTGTATTTTGTTTCGTTTCTTCTCGCTTGTCTTTCGTAAGGGTTACGACTATATGATCCGGGGTACTTAAAGTACTTAGACCTTATCGGTTGTAGTTGATGTGTCCACTCATGGATGCATGTACTTATCAACTCCCTAACATCGTCGCACTGGTCCCAATATACAAAGACTTCATTTGTCTCGTGGTCGTATTCACCGCAGAGGTCTTCCATTCCTTTAGTTATTGACCATATCGGAAAATATTTCTTTCTCTTATTCACTCCTAAATTATTCTTGCACCAATTCAAAGTCATATTTGCAATTCGCACTGCGGGTGCTCTACCTAATTTATTAATAGGTGTTTTTAAATATATCATATCATTTTAGTATGGTTATAAAAAAAGTGGTACTCTCGGGGTACCACTTTATTAATATCAAAGCTTTATTGTAAAGTAAATCGGAGAATAACCATTTGTAAAGTAACCGAGATAACTTTGATATATTGGAGCGGAGAGCTAGAATCGAACTAACTCTTATAATCTGGAAGACTATCGTGCTTACATCATTACACTATCTCCGCTACATTAGTACGAGTGTTTTAAACTCGTAGTAATTATTTTACTACTGATGTAGTGTCTACTGATTGAGTAGTAGTATCTACTGACACACTTGTAGAGTCAGTTGCAACTACTGCAGAATCGGTTGTTGTTTCAGTTGATGCAGAACCACAACTCGCTAAACCGATAACTAATACTAAAGACATCGCACCTACTTTTGCTTTATTCAAAATAGATGATAATCTTTTCGCGTTGTAAAGAGCTTTAGTTGTATAAAAATCTCTTTTTTGTTCACTAATAGTCGTAGCTGCTTCGTTTAAGTTGTTTACTAATTCAGTTACTTGGTAATTTACTTTTGTTGCAATTTTCTTTGCCATGTTATTTTTTTGCTTCCCATTAAGTTATTAATTATTCAAACTCCATTGAGGCGGGTCGCTTTTACCTCAGCTTCGTTTGTTAGTTTATTTCGTTGTTTGTTTATACAATATACGAAAAATATTTTGATTTACCAAATTTATTTAATCTCAAACGGGACAGTTACATATTGAAAACCTGCTGACTTTAAACGAGATTCTCTCCATTCGGAAATTGTTTGACCTTTAAAATCAGTTTTACCGATTACCTTTCCGTTTCTTTCAATTTCTTCTAACTTTTTCAGTTCTTGAACACTAATACCAATTGATTTTGCTAAATCATTTAATCTCTTTTCTTCATTCAATCTTTCTTTTGATTTCATTTTATTTTATTTTATTGTTTAAAAATTATTTGTCGGTATCTTCACCATTTGCAGTTGTTGATTCTACATTGATTGAACCCCCGTTGTAATATGTTGAATATGCAGTATCTAATGTTAGTTTGTCCGATACTAATGCACCCTCTAATACTTTAGTTGCAAGTAACTCTTTCTTTTCTTTCTTAGAGATTACATTTCCAATTAAACTATTTTCTAATTTGGACATTTTAGTTTCTACTTCAATCTCTCCAACATACTTTCGCACTGACTCTTCGTCTACAAAGATACGGGGTTTATCCATTTTCGGTCCTGATAATTCAATAACCTCGTAGATATGTTTTCCATCACCAAAGTTGAATTTTTTATTCTTCACTACAGCTTTATAACCTCTCTTACCTAATTTAATTTCTTTTACTTTCTTACTCATATTAATATTTTTATTTTTAGTGTGTTGAATTTAATTCGTAATGAAACTTTTGTAATTGTTTTGTTTCATATTCGTGTGCGGCTTTCTTTCCTCTCACTACTTTGATAATAAACAATTCATAAACTTCTTGTCCGTATTCTCTCATATTACGATATAAAGACCAGTTTTTGTTTTCTCTACGAGCTCTACTGAAATGTTTTTGTAATCTTAATTTAGCAGAATAGTGAAATCGTCTACCAATAGCTGCAGTTACTCCTAAATAACTTTCACCCGTAACACTATTTACTATCTCATAAATTACATGGTTTCTATCGTTTCGTTTCTTTCTATTCATACTAATTAATTTTATTATTTTACAATTATTCCATATCCACCAGAATTGGTGTTAGTAATAAACCAGGACCAATCTTCATCACTAAAAAACCTATCCCAATTCTCACCTTTCTGCAATCCCTTACGACCATTGTATTTGATTACTTTGATATCTTTTAAGTTCTTTCTGATTGTCGAATAGTATCCGTTTACATTTACTTCACATAACCCACCACCTAACATACCATCCAATGTCAACATATGTTTGACGATTGCAACCCACGTTGGTTTTTCAGTTGAATGATTCATAATGTATAACAATGAATCGTATACTCTAATCATCATTTTTTTATTCGCGTAATCATATCCTATTTTTTCACTTACCAAATCTTGGTTTAATTTTCTTTTACTCATATTATTATTTTATTTTAATGTCATTAAATTTTATATCTTTATCGGTTAGGTTTAAAGTGTGTCCGATATATACTACACTCAAAAATATTATTATTCCTATCATTGTTATATTGTTTTAATTGGTAACTTAATATCGTTAATTCGTTTGATTTCTTTGAATACATCCGCAACATTCATTTTCGTATTGGTGTGTTGTTTAACATATTCCGTCGCGTCCTTACGACTACTGAAAAACTTTTTGAAACCTTTAGGACCTGTTACCTTATATACTTCAAACTCAGTCGGTTTAAAGTTTTCACTTTTCATTCTTAATACTCTATTGACTTTCTTTATAGAGTAATTACTTTTTACATTTACTTTACTTTTCATATACTTTACAATTTTTATGGTTATTAATTTAAACTAAAATAGTGTTAGATTATCCTAACACTAAATCAATTTGTTTCTTTGATAATCCCAAAGACTTCAACTCATTACGACAATCTTTGATGAATTTCTTTTCTACCTTACCCATACTAATAGGATATTGAGAAATAATTTGTGAAATAGTCAAAGACTCTTTTTTCAATTCCGCAAAGAACTTCATTTGTTTTTTCAATTCGGTATTATTACGGACCTGAACTTTATGTACTCTACCCATAAAGTCCTTAAACTCTACAATACTATTCGGTTTTGTAGGTATGTTAAACTTACTACCCGCGAAATTCTTATATTGAGGTTTTTCGTTACGAGATGTATTATACGCGACTTCCGTATATTGATTAAATTCGTTTGTTTTGTGGTTATTCATATTATAATAAATTTATATGTGTAGTGGGAATATCCCCTTAATTTTACTTTATACCTAAAGTTACGACAATATTTTGGATTTTGGTGCTCTTTTTGAAACTATTTTTAAAAGTTCTTGATAGAGAATCAACGAGTTAGACATATATTTTTTTACTATATGTAAGTGGTTGATTGCTGGGTAATTATAACTCGTTGAAAATCAATCAGTTATGGAAGCCTATTTAACATAATATAAGTTATATAGCTTTTTCGGCATAACTCGTTGATACTCAATAACTTAACCATTTAACATAATATCTTATATAATGTACCCCTAACTCGTTGATTTTCAGTCACTTATGCAACTCGTTGATTATCAATTAGTTAAGAAATACCCATATTTTTAGATAATTTCTAACTTAGCTCCGTCTTGAATTAGATAATATTCAATGAAACCCTTATCCAGGTTGAATTTGGGCAATGTTTGGTAATGTCGATTATTTTTCGTATCTTCTGCAAACCAGTCCTGTATTGGGTTTCCGGGGTGCATGCCTCACTAACTAAATTTATTTCACTCCACTCAGTGCAACCCTTTGCCACATTGGTTTATAGGGGACTAACCGAATGAAATCCTTTGCCAGTAAGGGTTGCACAGAAAAATTTTCGGTTATATTTCGTTATACAGGAAAAAATTCGGTGCGGTGTGTGAATGTGCAGGATATTTTATGAATTACTGACATACTTTTATTGATATGTTCGTTTATGTAGTGTGTTAGTATATTATAGTTTTAATTTGACATATAAAAAGAATTGACACTCTTTAACACAATTTACCACTTTCACCCACTAATTAACACAATTATTTTTATTTTGATATAGATTATTTAATATACACAACTATCTATTGAATAATATCTAATAGAATACTGATAATCATTAAATACTTTCTAAATATTCCTTTAATTGTTTTTTATTTTGTTTATCCCTATTCTCTAATTCTCTTAAAAACATTTCAGCATGTCTTCCCGTTTTCCCTCTATTGTATTTCTTTGTCCTTAGATTAACGATTAAGAATATACATTTGATTGCATGTTTATACTTTATTTTATCCATTACTTATTGGCTTTTAGTTTTTGTATTTCATATCGTAAGTTATCCATATCATTTTTGACATGTTGTAACTCAATCATTAGACTTATTAGCATGACCATTACATAACTTACCCACGCAATCTTTACAAATCCTTCTATTGTTTTATTGTTATCTTCCATAATACTATTTAATTTAATCTATACCTACTATCTTTATATGTTGTAATAATATCTTTTTGTTTTGTATTCCTTCCTTTGCAAGATATTGAGTATGCACCTTCCCCTTTCTTGTACAACTTAATTCATACCAATTACGATTAAGATATCCTTTTACTCTATATAGTTTCACTTCTTCAAAATACTTCGTTACCATATTTCTTATTGTTATCAGGTAATAAAGTTGTATCTTTCCGTTTTGTGGATTATATGAATTGGTTTCTTCTATATTCTCAACCATCCATCCCTTTGTTATGAATAAGGTTCTTATTTTATCTTTATTCTTTATTGTTAGCATCTTCTTTCCAATCTTTTATTATTTTCATTACTACTTCCTTACCCTCATATATACCTACCATTCTACCTGCTAAGAATACTATTATATACATTACTACTAATACCATTGCAA